CAGATAAAATTTTATTTAAAATTTTTTTACTTTCTTCGTTTAACGAATTAATAAATTTATCAACAGTTTTATTTGCAACATTTACTAATTTATTTACAGGTACATTACCAATAACTTCAAAATCTTCTGAAGTTTTCTTTAAATTTTCTAAAATAACCTTTTTACTTTTAATTTTGTTTTCTAATGTTAAAACACTACTTGAAAACAGATTATCAATATCTTCGTAATTATTTTTTGTTTTGATATGCCCAACCCAAAGATTAATTTCTTCTAGATTTTTTTTAGGAATTTTATTAATTGTATTTTCATATAATATTGTTGATTGGTTTATTAATTCAGAAGCTGTAGATTCAGTTAACCCCTTACTACTTGATAATTCATCATACAAGTAATAAAGTTTACTAATATTTTTATTTTCCAATACCAATTCTTTGAATACAAATAATGTATTTTTAAAAGAATTTCTTTTGTATGACTCTGTAAGTAATTTTTCTATCTTACTTTTTATTAAACCAAATTTCATAATTATTTTTAATTATAAATATATCAATCTTTAAGTATTTTTAATAATTCGTTTTCAATATCACCAAGTGAACTATTTTTTATTATAAAATCATCATCATTAGATTCTAGTAATAAATTTTCTAATTTTTCTCTGTTTTCAGGTAACCCTTCAAGACCTCCTGCTGGTGGTGGCGGCGGTCCTCCTCCTGCTGGTGGTGGTCCTCCTCCCGGTGGTGGTGCAGCACCTGCTTCTCCACCTTCAGTTGTTCCACTTATTGTTTTATATAATCTATCAATGTTATCAAATAATCCAGTATGTGTTATAATTGTTGCAGTATTTGCAAGTTCTGCGGCAACAGCCCTTTCCATTCTTTGTCTTTGAGTATCAAGTTTGATATCTTCATCAGAAAATCCAAAAATATGTTTTTTAGCCCAAGTAGCTGATGTTGGTGCTAATGTATTTGGAATTTCTGTAACCATATCTTTGTATAGTGTTACCTTTTCTTTCCACACATCAACCATCAAAAGATCCGCTTGTTTTGATGGATTATTTAAACCTAATGTAAAATTTTGTAATTCATCTTCAAACCCCAAAAGAAATAAATGTATAATTGCAATTTTGTTTAATTCTGATAAAATATTTTTTTGTATTCTATTAATTGTTCTTGCAAAACGAATATCAAGTAGTGATAAATTTTTTCCATCACCAACCGGTTCTTCAAAACCAAGGTAAGCTTTTGGTATTCTTAAAGCTGTAACAAGTTTCTTTTGGATATATTCAATATCAGCAATTTCTGAAAGGTTTGTACCACCAGGTAGAGTTTCAATTGGCATTGTTTGTGTAGCATCTCTAACCGGAATAAAATAATCCTGATCTACTGCCATTTGATTAAATCTTAAATCTACATTACCGGTTTTATTATCAACAACCTGATCTCTTTTAAATTTATTTGCAACACGTTGTACGTAAGGTTCTACATCCTTATCATCCATATTCCCAACAAATACCTTGAACACCCTTCTTTCTGGTGCTCTTGATGTTCTATATATCAACATTGCATCTTCGGCCAAAACTAACTGTTTCCAGATTCTCCTTGCTTTTTCTAACATCGAAGTACCGTAGGGTAATTTTCTATCATCACCAAGTAATCTGAAATGTGCCACTTCAAAAGTGTTAAATTCCATATTTTTTTCTTTCCAATTAAATCTCAAACCTCTTTCATTAACTTTTACTTCGGTGTTTGGTGATTTAGGTGTCATACCTCGTTCGAATCTTTCAATTTCAATATTAGGTAGTTGAACACCACCAATAATTCCTTTTTCAGGGTCTAATTTTAAATAAACAAAGTTATCACCATATTTACAAGTGTTTCTAATCCACATTTGTAAGTTTGTATTAATATCTAAAGTATTGTTAAATAAATCCGCAAGTATTCCTTTTATTCTTTTTGATTCGGAATATATTTGTAAGATATAACCGTCTTCATTTGGGGTTGTTGATTCTTCAGCATATATATCTAAAGCCGTTGAAATTTCTGGTGTAAATTCCATAGATTCGTAATCATAAAACGCGGCAAGTCTTGTTGGTTCGTAATATATTGCTTGGGTATATAAATTACTTTCTATTTTTTGCCATTGGTTTGATAAATATAAAGTTTGTTGTGCTTGAAGTTTTTCTTTTTCAAATTCGGATTTATCCCTAGTTTTAAGTAATTCTTGTTTACTAAACTTGTGTGTTGGGATATCTTGACCCAATAAAGAATTTGGTCCAAATGCTTTATTAAGTCTTTGCCAAACTGTAAGTTGATTTGTATTTTGTTCCATAATAGAAATTTAATTTATAATTGTCAAATATAAATATTCATTAGTATATAATGTTTTCACCACTTTCTGTTAAGATTGCTTTTTGTAATTCCGTCAAAATATAGAAAGTTTCAACAATTGGTGTCGGACTTGGTGTAGGTGGTGTCGGACTTGGTGTAGGTGGTGTTGGATTTGGTTTAGGTGGTGGTAATTCTCTGAAAGTATCTTTTGGCGTTCCTCTTTTATATTTAAAAGATGGTGGAAAATTTTTAACTGAATATATAGGCTGATCTGGTACTATTAAATTAGAACCACCAAATATTCTTCCTGAAGTTTTTCTTCTATCTAATCCCATTTTTATAATTATTTTCTACCACCAAATAACCACCCGTATTTAATATAATCTTCTTTTGCCGGTCCAGAATTCATTTTCATTCTTTCATTTAACATATGTCCATTTGGAATTACTGGGTCAAAATGAATTTGTTTTCCTACTGAATCGTTATTTGAAACAGTCCAAGATTCAATCATTACTTTAGTTTTTTCAACGACTTTTTCCAACTTTGAAAATGAAGATTCCCCAACATAAATTGCCATAGAAATTGCCATTATAAGGTCATCGTGTTGTCCTTTTTGGTGGTCAGGTCTTCCATTAACATAAACAAAAGTATTCATTTCGTTGTATAATCTTGTACTTTTAATTTTAAATTTATGTCTGACATATTCTTCAAATGCCGCAATTATTTGTACACGTTTGTTATTAAAATTTATTCCTGGTATTTTATCTTGTGCTTTTGGATTATATGACCAAATGTTTGTTGAATCGACACCATCAATATATAAATTACGATAACCAAGTTCTTGCATTTTTCTTACTGTCGTAATACCCATACCACCGGTAATATCGACAACACAAAATGCGTTATACATAATACCCCATTTATAAGCAATTTCGGCTAAAGCGTCTGGTGGAATTTTTCCAACATATTCAAATACTTGTTCTCGCTCATCAAAATCAATAATTTGAATCGATGAAAAATCTTCACTATCACCACGAGATACGTCAACACCCATAATGTATTTATGTCCTTGTTCTGGTTCTTTCCACATCCAAAGCGAATTTCCCATTAATTTAGATGGTGCGTCTTGTATTGTACTTGTTTTTATATAATCTAATTCTTTAGCATCAAATACGTTATCTCCAGACCCCAGAAATTCACAGTTAAGCTCTTGGTTAATTTTTCGTTTATCGTATTTTAACTTTTTAACCATTTTTTCATACCAAGGAGAACAGGGTTTATATCCTTGATTAAAATATTCTTTTATTTTATCATAATCCCTTTCATAAGGGTCAGTATCAGTAAATGAAATATTTTTAGAATGGTCTTTTTCATCTTTATTTAATAGATAATCAACCATATCATCAGTTGGTACCAGATATAAATCTTTTGAGTATCTAGGGTCTTTCCACCAAAACATTTCAGAAATTTTAAAGTTGTTAACACCTTTAACCGCCTGATTATATACATCATAATAAATTGGGTCATAACCGTTTGGTGTTGATACAACAATTACTTTACCACCGGTAGAAAGTGATGCCATACAAGCTGCCCAAAAATCACCATCAGCTTCGATAAACGCGGCCTCATCAAATACAAGTACCGTAGGTGTATAACCCCTCAAGGCATCTCGTGATGTTGCAACTGCTTTTACTTCACAACCATTTGTTAGTTTGTAATGTCTTTGTGAATTTTTATCTGCAGAAAAAGAAGCGCCAACCCATTTAGGCCATTGGTCAACAAATGCTCTAATTTTATTTGCCATTTCCATTGACGTATCAAGTTTGTTTGCAATAATCAATATTTTTTCTGGACGTTCTTTTTTTGCAAACACAAGTTTTTTTGATATCCAAGCGGCAGTCACTGTTGACACACCAGCCTGACGATACTTTAATGCAATATTTTCTTCGTGTTCTTCATAGTCCTTCAGTAATGAAACCTGATCTGGAAATAATTCCAAAGGTACAAATTGTGAAACCGTATTATCGTATGTCTGTAAGTATGTTCTTAATGCGTATGGTGTATCTTTCATACATTTTACATACTCTAGCATTATTTGTTCTTTTGATAGACTCATAAAGATATTTTAATATAAATATCAAAACCCCCAGTTATTTTCATAAAAGGGGGTTTTGTAGGACAATATATTATTTAATTTATAAACCTAGTCTTGTTAAGATATCATCATCTTCTTCATCGTCATCGTAGTCATCATCATCGTCATCACCTTCTTTATATTTTTTATAGTTAGCTTTTGCTTGTTGTAATAATTCGTTGAATTTTTTCTTAGCTTTTTCATTATCAGATGGACTATCTGAAATAACATTTGCAATTACATTTTTTAAAAATTCTTCAGCTGGAATACTATATAACAATTGTTCAAAGAAAGGAATATATTTTTTACCTTCATTATCCAATGTTAATTCATCTGGAAGTAAGGTTCTTAATTTTCTTACAAGCTCACCACCAACACGGAAATTCATTGGTTCGTTTTGCATTGTATCTGTTTGACCAATAACTTGTGTTGCGATTTCTGGGTCCATATCTTTCCATTGTGCTCTTGACTGAATCATTGAAAATGATTTGAATAGTTCGTGAAGTAAAATTGGAAATATTAAGCCATTAGCATAATATGTATCATTTCCATCTCCTTCTTCACCACCTTCATCTTCGTCTTCATCGTCATCATTACTTTCTTGTTTTTTACCTGCAGCACCGGCGGCATTACCACCAAGAGCTTCAATCAAATCTTCATCTGTAAAATACATAAGGTCATTAGCACCCATAATTTTATTATAAAGTGCGTATAGTCCTGGATCAATCGCGTCTAATCTATCCTTATACATTTGGTAAGCAAATTGACCACGTTTTCCTTTACCCATTATAATAGCATTGATAACATTTCTTTTTTCAATTTCCAATTGTTTTTGTTCTTCTGGTGTTAGTTCGTCGATATCAAAAGAAAAATTTGGAGGTAATGGAAGTTTTTGTTCTTTTTGTGGTTTCATTTTAAAAATACTTGGGTCGATTGCTTGTTCCCCTAAAAATGTTAACATATTAACAAAATCAAATTCATAAACAACACCACCATCTTTTCTTTTTTTAATTACCAAACCTTTTTCAATTGCTTGTTCCATATTATCAGAATAAGGTAACCAACCTTCTTCTTTAGCCGCAATTTCAACCGCCAAATCTCTAAGTTGTTCTCTATATCTTGGTTCAAGTTGCATAGCTTGTCTAACTGCTTGCATCTGTGCCATTTGTATTGACATTTTAACTTGTGGGTTTGTAATATTTTGTTCTGTACCAAAATATCTTTTTACATAGTCGACAATTTCTTTAAATCTTTTACCAGCAATTTTTTCAACATCAGAAGCACCACCCCTAAAAGCTCTATTCTTTGCGTAGATACCTTCTGGGTCCTCAATTCTTTGT